CTGATTCTTGCCTTCGCCAATTAAATATCCGAGAACTTTGATATCTAAGGCTGTTTGATATTTTCTTTCTTCATTTTCCATCATTCCAACATTACCTCCTTCCGGGGAGAAAGGAGCCTCAATGAATCCTTCATAAAAATGATTATCGTCTCTCATTACAAAATGATTGATGCCGCCCGTTCTCGTAATGAAAGGCGTCATTATTTCATTCATCTGTTGTTGATATTCTGTTCTCAGTATAACATTGTAAGTTATGTCAACATAAACTGGCATTGGAATTATATAACTTTTATAAACAATTTTTTTGTTTTCTCTCGGAAAATTAAGTTGGCCTTTTTTACGAAAAGCATCTGCACGTGCAAAATTTGCAGTTTTTTCTTGATTCATCTTTTTCGTCACTGTGATAGAGCCATTTCTATAGTCGCTATTTGGTGGCACATTTCCCCAAAAAGCTCCTTTTCTAGAAGGATCTTTAACGACCGATGTTCTTTCAACCACAATCAAAGGAAGTACTAAAGCTCCTGAGTCGTCATGTAATTCTTTTTTATTTTTTATCTGGTATGATCTTTCCGCAGAAGCCCATATAACCGGCGTTTTTTCCCAGCCGGCACTTGTTGTGGAAAAAATATTCAATTTTTCGTCAATAAAACGAAAGAAAGCTTTATCTATTGTTTCCAAAGTTGATGGAACTATGGGAAATTCTTTATCTTTAGCTGGCATCGAAAAGTCCCTTACGTGCCTTAATGCAGGTCGCTTCAATCTCTACTTTGTGGTCAGCTTGTCCAAAAAGCTCTCTTGGTTCGTTTAAGGTGACTATTTCGAAAAAATCCTCACCATAATAAATAAAATCTCCTTCTCTCACAAAAAGATCTTGATCCTCTGTCAATCTTCGTTTGTGAAAGTGCACAACAATCGAAGGCCTTCTATCAATTCCTAAACTTGTTGTGCTTGTTTCATACCCGTTCCATACAATTAATGCATATACGCGAACTGGCGGTAAAAATGTTTTTGTTATAGCCTCTCCGTATAAAGAGTGGAAATTAGTACGTTGCATGTCTATCGGATAGTATACAATTTGTTGACCAATGACTCTTTCAATAAGTTCATCATTAACTTGTTTAACAAGATCGCGCTCCTTTTTTCCAAAAAATAATGGAGGGGGCGGCTGTGCTGGTTGTTTCCATTTGTCAGGCATAATTCATATTACCCTACCACAATTGGTACCGGATACGGCATATTTTGTTGAACTTTGGTCGCACCTTCGACGATTGCGGCATCTTTTTCTACTAATTTGGCATATGTTAGCTCGTCAAGCGTTGTTTTTAGCTCTTCTCGAAGCTTTTCTTGTTCTTGTTGCCCCTCGGTTATTAAAGCAGAGCCATTCAGATTAACGCTTTCGCCAGGAATTGGAATAGAGCCAAATTTGCTTCTAACTTGGCCTAACATCTCTTTACACAAGGCCAAAGCAAATCTTCTAATCCATTGTTTGCCTATGGCATTAATATTTTCGTATGGAAGGTTTTCAAATGGCAAAGTATTCATGTTGTTAACGCCATCTATTCCATTTTCTTTTTCAGAATTTAAATCCCAAACATCATCACGGACATAAAATTCTACAAACATTTTATATGGTAGATTATTGGTATTGTTTGGAAATATTCTTAGCCTATTGTTTTTAAGCTCATAAGACCAATGTGAATTTCGTGTATAAATGGCATCTTCAAATGCCATCGCTTGAAGTTTGTTTTGCCAAGCAGGAATTATTTCAAATGTTGAATCATCTGCAAATTGGCCGTAGCTGGCTAAATCTCCAACTGTGTTTAAACCGCCGTAATAGCCATAAAACCTCCACATTGCTTGTGGGGACTTATAATACACTTTTGTAATATGAACTCTTTTTTTGCCTACTTTGCCGTAAAAAAGTGAACTTTGATCTGCCGAAGAGGTCGCTTCGATAATCGCTTGTAAATCATAATCTTGTTGGCCAATTGATGTATTAAAAGATGCTGAATATATTCTTGTATCTCCGCCAATGCCACCTTCTGTGGACATTCCATCACTAAGCCTTTCGCCATAAGAAAATCTCCATTTTGGATATCTAAGATTTACATGAGTTCCGGATAGACTTGAAGAAAGTGGGCCACTCCTTAAAGCGCCATCATGATCAAAAGTGCCCGTTGTCGCACCCAGGGCGCTTCCAAGTATATTTTTAGCTTGATGAATGTTGAGAATATAAGAATATTCTAGAGTTGCTTCTTCATAAGCCGTAAAAACTTGATTTTTGGTTATTTCAAGGTCTAAGACATCGCCGCCAAGTTTTTTATAAACATATGAAACTTGATCGGCGGCGCCGGAGCAGAAATACTTCGAAAACATTGCAGAAGTTGTATCTGAATATAATTGAAAAGGTATAGATGTATTATTTTGTACATCGCTGCCAATGCTTCCTGTTGTGAGTGTTATAGCGCTTGTTTGACTTGAAGGTGTTAAAGTGGGCACGGCCATTCATTTAGATCTCCTTGCTATAATTAGTTAGCCGTGTCCTAAAAAATCTAATTTACTTTTTCTTTGGAGATTTTCTTGTTGTTTTCTTTTTAGAATCTGACGATTTTTTCCGGGGCGAAATTTTGCGAGATCGCGTTTTTGGTTTCGGCTCAGCTGTGGCAGATTCGTCAATCTCTTTTGCTATAATTTTAGGAACCTTTTTCTCTTCGACAATTTCTTCATAAGCCCCAGCAGTTATTGAGAGTGCTTCTTCTACTGCTGCTCTAAACTTTGCAAACTTTGCTGCAAATTTCTTTGCATATTTTGGACTGAACATTTGGCGTCTTTTCTTTCCCATGGTGAACTCCTTTTGGTACATTATATAATATTGTGTTAGAGATTTAAAGAAAAAAAACCCCCCTGGTTGAGGGGGGTTTTAAAAATCTAGCTTTGAAAGCTATTTTACTCAAAGAACATTCTACTAATCTTTTCGTAATAAAGAACCATATCACGCGCTGTACCAGCTTGATTCATAATTCCAACGAACGGAAGAAGATCAACGTCGTTTGTCAGTGCTTTGCTCTTTACGGCGCCGGCGCCCGTCGCAGTACCCAACGAAGAGGACGTCGACGTCAAAGAGTATTGCGCGCCATTGACATATGCCGACACTTTTCTCTCATGATCAATGTTAATGCCAAAACGATAATCTTTTGCCGTCTTGAAAGGAACGCCCAAGTCAGTAAGATACTCGGTGCCACCAATACTAACAACAAAGTGCCAATTTCCCGTTGTAGTGAATGCCGTTGTTAAAGCGTCATCACCTTCAGGGGAATAAATAAAGTAAGCCTGATCATCGTCGGTGCCAACTACTGAAGTGTTGGTCAGCTTGAGGCCGGCCCAAACAGTTTGATCATCATCATCCGCAGCGTCCGTTCTAATGGCACATTCCCATTGAACTTGGTTTTCGGTGCCCCATTTAGTACCACCCCATGCCGAGTGTGCCCGGGCGGAGCCCGTAACCCTGGTGTCGGGCGAAATGATGATCTGGTCGCCATTAGAGCCGTCAGGCGTCAACAGCAAGCCTGCTGTGGTAGTAGCGTAAGTAACATCATCATTTGTAGCATTCGTGCCTTCAATTATAAAATTTGAATTCACATACGAACCCGACGGTATCTGCGATTCCTCGATATTCGGAACGTGCTCGAAAAAATCTTCATAATAAACTCTATCCGGATCTCTTAATGTAAAAGGGCTGCCGTTGACTCCGTTTACAGAGCCGCTCTGTAGCATGTTATCAAAAACGTTTTCAAAACGTTTTGTCCCCATTCTTCTATTTCCCATTTTTATTTTCTCCTTTTTATATTTTAAGTTATCGATAACCTGATTTCATCACGAAACTTAGCCAGCCACGTTCGACTAAGAATCTTCAAGGGTCAGTGGCCTCGACCCAGGAGAATAATCTCAAGTTACTTATAAATAGTTCATTAAAATGAAAAAGCCCCGTCTCAGTTTCCCAAGACGAGGCTTAATTTTTATTTAGTTATTAGCTAGTTAAAGATTAACTACCTTCCTCACCGAGGAGTCCTCGAACAACAACCAGACCATACATATCAGGTCGAACCATCTTCT